AAAAATTTAAAGGGGGACAATCCGTATTGACTGCCCCCCTTTTTTAAACCGCCGCGCTATTGCGCCTTATTCATATAGCCCGAAGTTGTCATCTATATGCTTAACAGCCTTAAAAATAACATAAGGAACGCTCGTAATAAGTAACCCAATAAAAAACGATTGCGCGGGGGTGTTTCCCGCCTCCCCGAAATATGTCGCGCCAAAAATAATCCCGGCAATCCAAAAGGCCGAAAGCAGGAAAACGGCGGTTTCCTTAATACGCTTTCTCCCCCGCGAATTTATGCGTAAAATTGCGGCCATTTTTTTCATGTGAAATTTAATACTCTTGTTGCCGTGACGATTAAATGCCAATCCGCGGGGTTTTGTTATTTGGCTTTTCCATTTCTCGTCGATATTACTCCAAAAGGCGTGACCCTCTTTTGTTGATAGCCAACAAAATGTACATACAACATAATCAAACGGGTCGGACATTTCAATCTCCCTAAACGTCTTCGCGCGTTGGCTAAAAACATTGTTATTAAAGGCCTCAAATGCCCTTTCTTTCTTTAAAAAATCCTCAAATCTTTTTTCCATTGTTTTTTCTGTTTTCATTGTTTTTTATATTAAAATATAACCGTTGTCTATCAAATAATCCCATACGGCAAGCCAGTCGACATAGGGGCGATCGCTCGCGTCTTTGTTCTCAATAAGAGGGCACCCCAAAGCGGCGTCATCGATGTATAAATGACAATACGGCTTCGGGGAGTGTGTCCACGTGTGTTGGCCGGGATTTTCGTTTACCCCGTACAATTCAATGCCGTGTCCTTTAAACCACTCCAGCGCGTCGGAGAGGTATTTTCCGCTGGTTTTCTCGATCCCGTAATCATCAGACCGGGGATTCTCAATATCGCTGCGCATCGTGTGTAATATCAGTTTGTGACCCGACCTTACCAGAGCCTTTAAACAGGGGGCGGCTCCTATCTCCATCCCCACCTTGGGAAACTCATGCGTGACGCACGTTCCGTCAAAATCAATTCCAATTATTGCCATAAAATTGTTGTTTAAAAATTAGTATTTAATGTTCCTGTTTCTTTTATTTTACATCCTGTAATAATCGGGTTTGCCCATTCGCGCTGGAAGCGTTTCCAGTCCTGCGAATAGCATCCCTTTTTGTCGCGATATAACATCGCCATCGGGAAGAATCCCGCCTCCCACGCCTGCCGCAACCTGCGTTCCGCCTTTTCAAATGTGTCCCCTCTGTATCCGATTAATACATAGCATCTCAAATCATTGTTTGTTCGCTTAAACCCTGCCTCAAAAAGGTATCGCCCGGCCTGCATAAGCGGCTCTAAATCGTCGGGCGTGTCGTAGGCGAAAAATAGCCTTTCGGGGTTTAATTCCTTTAATCGGATGGCCATGCTTTGAGTCAGTAATTTTGCCTCCAGTCCGCCAAGGAATTTTGCGCGGTGGGATTGGCGTTTAAGCATCTCGAAAACCTTATTTATATGCGCGTCCGAACACGCTAATATGTTGTCATCCGTAAGTATCCATCCGTCTGCAACCGGCAGCTCGCGCAGCCGGTAGCCTTCGCGACGCGGGACGCTGCAAAACCAGCAACGGTTCGGACAACCGCGGGAGGTTATTACATAGCCTTTTTTCATGTAAAAGCCGGGCACAAAATCCCCGCCGGCGGCGTTAAACGCCGGGCCGCCGACTTTCACGGGGGCAACCGCCCTCCATTGTTTTTCCGCCCATTCCGCCCATCTCAAATCCCACGTGAACGCGACGGAGATATGCACCTCGTCGGCCTCGTCGAAAAAGGTTGGAGTGGTTGCGATGCGTACATCTGCATCGTCGGGCGTCGCGTTTGTGCGGGTGGGGAATACTCGAATGATTTTCATTTTTGATAGATATTCATGTTAGCTTTGGAATAAATACACCGTCTTCGGGTATAACGAAAACGAGCGTCCCTTTTAGATTCGCTACCATCTGCGCGCCTTTTTGCGCGTCCTCTTTTGTGTAGTAAGACCCGCAGACATGATGCCCTTCATCATCTATATAGATAATAAAATATTCTATTTTCATATTGTTTAAATTGTTGTCGGTCAATTATTTTTTTACACAATTAGCCCGTTCCAAAAGGCCCCTAAATGTGATTCTGCGATGAATCATATACTGTCTAATATTATGCAATTTTTTTTCTGTATATTCCTTATAATCATCTCTATATTTTTTCATAAGGACACAGGGCACCGACTCCGCTTTTATAAAATCGTCTTTTCTGAGATATTCTTTAGCGCAATTGTCGCAAACACAATCCAATAAAACATCATGTTTGTCGGTCGAGTATTTAACGGAAAGACATTCTTTAATATCAATATTTGAAACTTTTTCAATAGCACTGTCGAAAAAATCGTCAAATCCAGTCACGCAATCACCGTAATAAAAAGGATACCTCAATATTTTATACATCCCCATTTCCTTATGCACTTTTCTTGATATTTCTTTGCTGATAAAAAAATACTTAGACATATCATCGTTATCTATATGCTCCTCGCAAAGAGGGCAAACAGTTCTATGATGTTCGTCATAACAATCCTCGCATATAACCTCGTCGCGCCCTGCCGATATAACGGGATAATCATCTATCTCAAATATTGATTGCCCGCAATAATCGCATTCGCACCCGTGTTTAATAAGCCGCTTTATTCCCTCCTCCCCAATCTCAACAGGAGAAGACTGATACCCTGTTTTAAAATGGTCTATTATCTTCTGTTTCATTTTTGTTTCCATATTTTTTATTTTCATTTGAATATCCCTAATTCTCGATTTAGCTTTCTCTCGCTGATTTTTACGTATTCGGGGTTTAACTCAAACCCTATATAATTTCTATCCAATTTACGCGCAACTACGGCGGTCGTTCCGCTGCCCATAAACGGGTCTAAAACCGTCCCGCCCACCGGACACCCGGCCTTAATACAATCGACGATTAGCGCGCCGGGGAACACCGCAAAATGGCTTTCTCTTTCCGTTCTCGTTGTCACCGCCCAAACGTCGCGCTTGTTGCGCGCCGGGCATTGCCCGTCGCTCAGCTTGTTCGGCCATCGCTCGTGCCCGTTTGCCGCGAAGCTCTGCTGGTTTAGTCCTGTCGAGTCTTCTAAATATTTGTCGCTGCCCTTCATTATCGTGTCTTTCCTGCCGTCGTAGGCCGCGGGCTCCAAGACCGCCTCGTGATCGAAATAATACCTCGCGGATTTGGCAAGTAAGAAGATATATTCGTGCGCCTTTGTAAACCGGTCTTTTACCGATTCGGGCATCGGATTTGGCTTGCTCCATATTATATCCTGCCTCAAATACCACCCCGCGTCGCGGAGGGCAAAGGCCAACATCCAAGGTATGCCGATAAGGTCTTTTGCTTTTATAAATTCGTGCTTTTTGTCTGTCAGCCTTATCGTTCCCTTGCCGCCTATATTTGAATGTGATTTCGTTATTGTCTTACCGGCTTTCATGCGCTCGTGTTGATATATTCCCGCCGACATGCCGCTGTATCCCTTGCCGCCCCAATAACTATCCCCGATATTTACCCACAGCGTCCCGTCGGGCTTTAAAATGCGTTTAACCTGTGCGAAAATATCAACTAAACGCGAGATGTACAGTTCGGGAGTATCCTCCAGCCCGATTTGTTTATCGATGCGTACAGCCCCGCAAGTCGGGCAAACGGCCTTTGCAGTTATTATGCTCCCTGTGTTGGTTTTTTGTTTGATTCCGGGAGCGTATCCGTCGCCTTTTATAAGGTGACCGCAGCAGGGGTCGCCGCCTTCCCACGTGGCCGTGCCGTAGTCGCGCAAGCCGTAATAGGGGGGGCTTGTTACACAACAATCGGCAACGCCGTTGGGGAGCTTTTGAAGCCCCGTCAGACAATCGCAATTGTATATCTTATTCGTGAAGTCCATGCCGGATATTATTAAAACTGAAACTCTTCTCTTTTTACCGATATGCGGCCCGCCGAACCTTCGTTTGTGTAAGGTGATCGCGTTATTGACCATAATTCTGCGTCTACTGCGAATTTAATCACATGATCATTTCTCCCGCCTATTTGGATTTCGTCATAAAATTTTGGGTGATCTTCTTGTATCGTGTCAAATACTTCGTCAATGCGGAGATAGCAATCTTTTTTAACCTCTGTCAAATCGGCTACTGCTTTCCGGTGTTCGTTTATTTTGTTGTCCAACTCATCGATTCTTTTTACTAAGCCTACAATCTTACTCCTGAGGCCTTTTTTCTTATCGCTATTCATAAATGCTTTCATTGTTTTTCTTTTAAAATTGTTTATTGAAATCGTCTATTATGCATTTAAACAGGTGTTCGGAAACGGCAGGCATAACTGCGTTTCCGAAGGCCTTAATTTCGCTCGTGAAGTCGGGAACGACATCACCTCTTTGTATAGATGTAATATCTCTAAATCCGTTAGCCCTGCCGCTTGCGCATCGTAAATAAGACGGCGTTGGTGTCCAGATGCGAGATAGTTCATAAGTGCCCGGTGGTTTGAGTAATTCACCCCGCCGTCCGTCGCGACCGGGGTAGGCAATAGCGTAGAGCCGCAAGCGGTTATGCGGGAACCCGAAGTCCGCAGCGCGCCAACAATCCCACTCCGCATCGTACCCGATCGTGGAAAGGTCGCGAAGGACATATTCAAATCCTTTGCAGAGGAGGTTCGGAGAGTTCTCAAAAACGATATAAGCAGGCTTAATTTCATTTGCAATCCGAGCGACCTCGCTCCATAACCCGCTTCTATGCCCACGTATTCCCTGCTGATTTTTCCGGTTAGACACTGATATGTCCTGACAGGGAAAACCGGCAGCGAGAATGTCGATGCGCGACGTGGGGGGGGCGGAAAAGCGGACGTCTCTAACGTCAAAATAGTGTGTTGCATAGGGGTATAAGTTTTTTAATTTACGACGCAAAAACGGGTCTATCTCGCAAGTGAAGGCGACCTCGATCCCGCACGCTTCCGCGCCGATCTCAAAGCCGCCCCTACCGCTGAATAAACTACCGAGCTTCACAATATGGTTGTTTAATACTTCCACCTTATTTGGAGGGTAAACGCCAGCTCGTCATAGTCTGTGTAATAGCCCTTGCCGTGCAAGTACGATTCAATAACAGGGATAAAATCCTTATGCGTAGTGTACCTTACCACGACCCCGAAATTCCCCGCCCTTGCAGCGGATTTTATCATACGCGAAATGTCTTTCATTTCTTTCTTACAGCCACTGTTTTTGATGGCTGTTTTCCTTGCTTTGTTTTTCGATAAAAAGTTCATATTTCTGTTGTTTTAGATGTTTTTTTTGAATTTTCAGGCACCCATTTAACTCTTACGTGCGCTTCCAGTCCGCCGGTGCCACCGCAGAACTCGCACTCTTTTTGTTCGTACTTGTCATATCCCACCTGAACAGGCAAGGAATGCCCCAGTCCGCCGCAAGCCGGACACTTAAATCCTGCATAGAAAAAGTCACTCGATTTTTGCCGGTGCGCCGGTGGATTAATAATTAATATCTGTTGTTTCTCGCTCATGTCATTTACATTTATTCCCTTAATTAAATCGTACATACAACAGGCTCGCCTGTCTTTAATTTCCAACAAGCCTTTAAACCGCTTTGCGCCGTGATGAACACTCGAATGATCTACCTTAAACATGCGAGCGATAGCGTTTAGGCTAAGGGCTTGCTCACGCAATACATAGAACACCGCAAAGCGGGCTTCGGTCGCGTTGCGGTGGTGGTCGGAGACGCCCACAAGGGACGTCTCCGGTACACCCAACCTTCTCGCAAATTCAGTAACAGGGTTCATGCCTTTCACCTCTATATTTTTCAAAAACCGGCGGCCTAAACGGGTAACATTGTTTGTCGATCTCAACCATCACAGAGTCCACCTCGAAGGTTTGTGACGAGGCTTCCACTTCCGTCCAATATTCGCAATAGGGGTGTAGCTTTGCCTCATTAACGTAATCAGGCCCGGTGTTTTTGTCGTTACTGATCAGTGCGAAGGTGTCATCAAATCGCTTCGGCTCATTCTCTTGTAGGAATGAAGTGAGCCCCGTCACTCTAATTATATGAATGTACCTCTTCATTGTTTTTTTTCGATTAGTGTTGCCCGAATTATTACGCATAGCGGTCAAAATTTTTAGGCTGTTTTTTCACGTTCAACCACCGATCGCGCGCGTTGAGAGCGCGAACCATATTTAACGCAACCTCCGCGCGCTTATCCACGTTGCCGCAAACCTCTGCGATCTTATCTCCGTTATCGTAGATTGAGTAAATGATGCCGTTTACCGCGTTCCTGCGACACGTATATCTAACGTCCTGCGTCATGATAACGCCTCCTCTTTTTTACACTCGACGTAGAACGTTTCGTCCTGATCGACGTATATCCCAACCTCCGGGAAATATTTTGCGACTGTGGGCTCGTTTCTGGCCTCCAGCAGCAAGTTTTTTTGCGGCTCCTCGGCAGTCCTCACATAAGATGGGAGGTGTATCTTCAGGAGCTTTGTAACGGCCTCCCACGTGAAGCCTTTGAGGGTTTTCAGCTTCGGAGTCCCGGTGCGGAATCCGAACACGCCATGCGCGGTTTCGATGCTCTTTTTCTTTGTAAAAAGAGCGTCCTTGTTTTCTACCGCATAGGCCTGCATGATGCCGAAAGACTTTTCTTTCTTCTCCGCGCATTCTTTGAGCTGGTCTTGATACTTCTCACGTATTCGCGTGATCTGCTCGTCCATTGTACTCGTCAGCTTTTATTCGCGTGCATCTGCCGCCGCGAAGTCCGCAAAAGCAGCGTCCGCATCTTCGCGCGTAACGCCCGTAAACACTTGTTTTTTAGTTCTCGATGTTGCCATGATTTTCTGTTTTTTAAATTGTTTATTTTATTGAAAAATTATCGTTTTCGCTGCCTTCATAAATCGCCCATTCGCTATCGAATTTGACATCCTGCTTCGACCCCCAAAACCACCACTCTTTACCCATTTCGCCCTTGTCGGAGTAAACAACGCCAT